CACCGCCTGGGGCGTGAGGGTTTGCTTGCTGATACGCAATCCCGTGGGTGTGACTCTTAAACTCGTCTGCTTGTGCCATGCCGAACCCGCGCCCAGCATCAACACCTCGACCATCATCCCATCCGCGAATAAACTCACCACGGAGGTCAGGAAGATTGAATGTTGTTGTACCATTGCCGATACCAAAAGAAGTCCCAATGGCGGCGAACAGGGCGGCATAGGTAGTACGCGAGATGGCTGCGCCGTTGGCCTTCAAGTATCCAGCAGGTGGTGAGGCCATCAGCACGTGGATGACTGATCCAGGTGGGATACCATTTGCCGAGACAAATGCTGTTGTTGCGACGCGAGTGCTGTTGTCACCAACTGTCGGGGTCGATGCTGTTGCTGCCCCAATATCAGGCCCGTTCATCGTCACGATGTCGATGTTATTTCCTGATGCTGCTGCGCCAAGCCCAACTCGAGCAAGTGCGCTAGTTGAGGCTCCAGTGCCGCCATTTGCCACTGCGACAACACCAGTGACATTAGGTACAGATGCCAAAGTCACGGCGCCAGTTAGCCCATTCACTGAGGTAACGGTGTCTGTTGGAGTAACGAGTTCTTGCCAGTCTGTCAGCGTCGAGGCTGAAGTGCCTTTGAGAATAAATGTTTTGCTAAGATCGGTGCGAATCGCAATATCGCCTGTTTGAGCAACTAATGCCAGCATTGCTGCTTGCGAAGCCACGACAAATGAATCTGAAATTGAAATTGCCGGGAGTTGCGACGATGGGATCTTACCGCCTGAATCAAGGCTTGCCACTCCATTGGCTGCGCCTTTTGTAGAACTCGCGACGCCGTCGGTGATCCCGTAGCCGGCAAGTGTTGTTGGCTTGCCAGAGGTGATAGCAGAAAAATCAAGACTCTGAATAGTAAGGGCAATGTTTACATTTGCGCTACCATCAAACAGAGTTGATCCTACCGCACCACCAGAAATGGCAATTGTTCTAGGAGTTGACAGTGCTGGCGATGTAGGTTGCGTAGTTGATCCGCCGATGACTCGACCTTTTGAATCAGTTGCGACGCTGTAATAGAGTCCAGATGTCCCTACGTTATTCAAGTAATCGTCGAGATTGTCGCCGTCATCAAGAAACTTCATCCACGTGGTGCCGTCTGAATAATACAAACCCTCTGTTAAAGGATCAGTAATATAGAACAACTGGCTTTTCACCGGAGCAGGCGGGAAAGTCGGGCCAGTGTAGGCAGCAGAACCGGTGTTGAATGTGAGATCGTCAAGTAACATAACTATGTTTTCTTTTCTGTAATCCTATATTTATTACAGTATCCCAAACGGGACTGGTTCACCACCAAACTCGTCTTCCACTTCATTTGGATCGACATACTCGTTGACTTGTCTGAACGCCTCGTCATTGTATTCTGCCAATCGCTTAATCAGACGAGTGATGCCGACAGTCGCCATTACACAATCGTCTGTTGATCCTGTTTTCGCTTCGTAACTTCCACCGCGGGCAATGAAGTTCTTCAGTTCAAAGAGGAGAATATCAGAATTCAATTTCATTCCGTTATTCACCTTCTCAATAAGTGTCTTCAACTGAAGGCACGAAACGATCTTGGTCTTGCCTGTTGTGTAGACACCGTATTTTCCTGGCGCGTCGCTGTAGAGTTCAGCAAATTCTGGTTGTCGTTCATCACTTACATAAAGAGCGCACATTGCCTCGCCGATGCCGTTTCGTTCAAAGGTCCAGAGGACTTCTGCTCGGCCACGCCCAATTGGTTCTGTCAGTTTGTTCAACAACCATTTGACCTTCGCATACAGCAGCGGAATGTTGATTTCATTACTTCGCCATTCAGCAATCTGATTCAGTCCAGGGAAGTCGAAGACCTCGATGACACTATAGTCTTTCGCATTGCCTGTTGCCGGATCGATTGACACGAGATAGGTCTTGCCTGCGCCGCCTAATGATTCTGGTTGAACCCAGAATCTGAATCCCATGTCCTCAAAGATCGGCGCGGTCTCCCGAATCTGCTGTAGTTTCATTGAACTGATCAGCATCGCGTCAGATGAAAGGAATTCGCAATTGTGATGAATGAACCCATTAGCGATGTATGATGACCCGCCATCAACATCAAGGAGGTCATACATAAACTCGCCAGGCATTGCCGTAACAGCGATTACTGCCGATGCTGTCTCATCCTCACGCACAAGCTCATCACCAGGCTTAATATGATCTGCGAATTTCCACCCATCTTCGGTGAGAAAAACATGCTTACAACCAACATGGAAAAATCTGTCAGAGAGAGAGACTTTGATTGTCTTTTCGTGCCAAGTCTTTGACATTCCAGAGAACGCTTTAGGTCCTGTTGGGGTCTGAACTACGACGCGTCTTTCATTTTTCTTTAAGTATTGCTCAGCCATTCTCGGCACTCCTTAATAACTCTTTCTGGATGTCGTCTGAACTCTCGCTCCCAGACGATCTTCACTTTGTATCCCGATTCTTCTATCTTCTGAACCCGTTCTGCGTCTTTTGCCCAGATGTCTGAAGCCATCATCTTCTTTCGTTGGATCAAATGCCCGGCGTCATAAACCTTTGGATTTGCATGCCAATAGTCGCCGTAGAATTCAATGACTTTGTCCCCAATACAAAAATCAACACAGCTCCTCCCAATCAACTTTTCTTTTTCGTGTTTAGGTTTGAATATTGCGCTGTCGAGTGCAATAGCTTCGAAAAGAGATGTTGAGATTTTCGAGAATCCACCTCCGATATTCGCTGGACATGCCGTTCCATACTTTTCGAGATGGTGCTTACAAACTCTGTCGGTAATCTCTTTTCGTTTTTCTGGCGAGAATGAACGTTGCTTCCGACTTACTTCTGCTGCATACCTATCTTTCTCTTCATCGGATTTATTTGTCCAGGTCTGTTTAGTCTTCGCAGTATTCGCCCAATATTCATTTCCATGTTTGGTAAAAAGTGTCTCTCGGCGTTTCTTTGCCGCTCGCTCATATCCTGTGAGACCGTCTTCCCCAATCTTCAGATTCCCAGCATGGGTTTTAGCATTTATCTTTGCTGCATAGTCTTTATCCATTCTACGTCGTTCAGAGTTTATAGCATTCCAATGTTTTCGAATTGCCGGGGCTGTATTCCTGATTGCTAGTGCTCTAGCAGCCTTGGCGCACCGTGTAGACCCACACGTATCTTTAGGAATAAGACCAGACCCAACATTCGCATAAGACCGGCAGTACTTACAGCGACAACTGACGTTCTCGAACTGCTCTAGGTATTCAGCAATAGAATTAAGATGTTTGAGAACATGCTTTCTAAAATGTCCATTTACTAGACAATATTCTTTTCCATCAATCTTTGACAACACATATTTCTTGTTCGCCAATAGCGGCATAAAGCTCCTCCATCGTAGACTTCCCAATAGAAGTATTTATAGGAGTTTTAGCAAATTGGCACCCGACTTCTTGTCGAGTCTTAAGCAGACCTAACATATTGACCATCGTGTCCCAGTAACTATCATCACGCTCTGGGTGATCGCGCCAATGAACTTGGAACGGAACGAAGTTTGTGCCTGCCGCATCTTGTGTGCCGGACATCGCACGACGCCACAACTGAGCATACAACTCTGTATCACCGTTTGGTGTTGAACTGATAATCGCTGAACCGCCTGTTGAAAGGGTTGGTGCCAACGATGCCCACATCAATTCTTGAATGCGCGGGTTGATAAACGCCAACTCATCAAGGTACAGTTTCGAGATTGAAAGACCACGACCAGTTTTTTCAGTAGTTGCCTCTGAAACAATTCGGGATCCATTGTCAAATTCGATGTTGTGGCGATTGTAGTATTTCAATCCCGCCTTAATCCAACTTGGAAGTTCTTCATAAGCGAATCGCACACGAGCAGCAATCTCAAGCGCGTGACTCTGATTCTTTGAAGCGATCAGCACAGTCACGTCTTCAGTGAACAGCGCGTACCAAAGAAGATACATAGCAACAGTTAGGGTCTTACCGCACTGACGCGGTTGAAGAGTAATCGTAAATCGATTTTCGTGCATATGTCGCACGAACTTTTCTTGATACTCAAAGAGGGCAAATGGGATTGTACCTCTTGTCGGGTGCTGAATGCGAATGTACGTTCGCATAAAGTAGATCGGATCTTTCTTACAGCGGACTAACTCGCTAATCATATTAGGAGTATATTCGTCTTCAGCGTATGCCCGTTTAAGTTGCGGATTTTTCATTTAGCAACAATATGAAAAACCTTCGATGTACTTGACACCGATGCCATTGGCAATATCACAGTTTGAAGATAGTCGGCATTTGAATCGCCAATACGATAGGCATTGTCAATGAACATCAAGTTGAATGAACATCCGCGCGCGGTATGACCAGATGCGACTTCAAATCGAATTCTTGATCCATTATCAAATTCAAGATAATCACGTCGCAAATGTGTCAATGGCATCTGCATCCACGATGGAAGAGAGTCTAGCATTTCGCGCAGTCTCTTATTCATATCTGTTAACATCATATGCGATTGCGCAACAACAATCGATACTTTGTCAAAGTTGAATAGCGATTGCCATAGCACATATGCTAAACCGACAGTCGTTGTGCCGGCGCAACGATCAACAGAGCGCATCACTATTCGCTCTTGATTGAATGATCGAATCAAGTTTTCCTGAGTCTTGTTCGGTGTGAACAGATAATGCTTTATGAAATATTCTGGATTATCTAAACAACTGCGCATCTCTTGAATGCGACTTGCTGTCCACTGATGAACCTCTGCCTTTGGTGCCTCGGTGAATACTTCTGGTACTTCAACTTGCTTTCTTGTTCTGATCATTTTTCTTCTCCAAACACGTGTGAGTTAATTAAGTCAACAGTCTTTTCGTGCATCAATACTTCGAAGTGCGATGCTTTGACTTCTGCTTTCTTTCCAAATCGGAGCGCGCGCTGACTTGCTAAAGTCACTACACTGTCGTTTGGTTCTTGGGTTGTTTTCAAATGCCCACCAGTTGAGATGATACTGAGAGCAGGGAAATCACCTTTGTATTCGCCGATGAATCGAATGAACTCGCTGCTTGGAGTAATGTCTGACATCACTGATGGATGGCCAGGTAACCATCGAACAATATTCGCCGCTTTACTTCCTGCTAATGGCGATGAGATTGTTACGAGACTTGATATGCGCGGATCGATGTCAGATACGAGTGTAGCAATGACACCGCCAAGCGAATGCCCGATGATAACGATTTCATCATCGATGCTCGGGAGTTGCTTGATAACTTGCCCGATTGATTTCTTCAGTGGTTGATGACTGTCGTAATTGACAAGGACAGTATTGTGGTCATCGACCTGGTTGACCAGATAACTGAAACTTCTGTGTGATGAGTTGAGTCCGTGGACCCATACAATTGTTTTCATAGTGAATGCTTTATTTGCGATTCACTATTTACGGTTCAGAAAAGACTACTTTCCGTCGTTGTTTGCGCCCATCGAAGCGCCGAGCATTTTCAAAAGACCGACCAACATCCCAATACCCTTTTTGTCGTCTTGAGATTCAAGGTGTTTGAATAGCATTTCTGCCTTATCGTGAGTCACGCCAAGAAGACGCTCGACTTCGTCGCCTTCAAAGACTTCGTCTGTCTGAGCAGAAATCGATTGAAGCAAACTGCCTTCAACAACTTGTGCTGGCAAGTATTTGTGATTCTTACCG